AATGACCAAATGATTATTTTGAAAGCATTTTAATGAGTAATATTGATTTAAACAAATACAAAGATTTTGTAGAAGCTGTAACAAGCAAAGCAAGTAATGACTTGACTACGTTTATGGACCGATGTGATGAGCTTGATGGTAATTATATTGGTAATGGAGTACATGGTCCTGATATCAATGTACCACTGTTATTAACCGCTTGCCTAGGATTAGCGGCTGAAGGTGGTGAATTTATCGAAGTGCCCAAAAAGATGTTTTTTCAGGGCAAACCATTAACTGATGCTGAAGTTTTTCACTTAAAGCGAGAATTAGGTGATGTTATGTGGTACTGGATTAATGCTTGTAGGGCCTTGAATCTTGACCCAAATGATGTTATTGATGAGAACGTTCGTAAATTAGAAAGTCGTTATCCCGGTGGAACTTTTGACGCCCACTATAGTGAAAATCGGAAAGAGGGCGATATCTGATAAATATGTTAAAGGATAACATATTATGGATATCGGACAAGGAATTTCAATTGGTGGTGGAGTAAGTGTAACACCACAACCTCCGTCGTATCTTGCATACGCTATATTTGGTTATGGGACTAACGGTAGTAGTGGTGTATCAATGACCAACCTAGTAAGTAATACAGGTGTAGTTGCTACTGATACAACAGGTGTTGGAACTGCTAGGAATGCATTAGCAGCCGCAGGTTACGGCACTGATAAAGCTATCTTTGGTTATGGTTATGACCAAACATCTGGTAATCCACTAAGTATGACTAATCTAGTATCAAATGCAGGTATAGTAGCAAATGATGTTACCGGTGTCGGCACTGCTAGATATAATCTTGGAGCCGCAACATATGGTTCGGATAAAGCTATATTTGGATATGGTAGGACTGGACCATCCAACACCGCAATAACTAATCTAGTATCAAACGCAGGGGTAGTTGCGACTGACACTGCAGGGGTTGGTACAGCAAGACAGTTAGCTGAAGCCGCAACATATGGTACTGACAAAGCTATATTTGGTTATGGTGCTACTAGCGCCGGAGGTTTTACTGTAGTATCAATGACCAACCTAGTAAGTAATACAGGTGTAGTTGCTACTGATACAACAGGTGTTGGTACTGCTAGATATAGTTTAGCAGCCGCAGGTTATGGAACTGATAAAGCTATATTTGGATATGGAAACGGACCGGTATCAATGACCAACTTAGTATCAAATACAGGCGTTGTTGCTACAGATACTACAGGTGTTGGTACTGCTAGGAGTCAGTTAGGAGCCGCAACTTATGGTACTGACAAAGCTATTTTTGGATATGGTGCCGCCGGCGGTGCTGTATCAATTACTAACCTAGTATCAAACACAGGTGTAGTGGCCACAGATACTGCAGGTGTTGGTACTGCTAGATATGACTTAGCGGCCGCAACTTATGGTCTAGCATAATAGGTTACAACACTATAGTTTCCTGATAAATACACTATCAGGAAACAAATATGACCGCAAATATATTAGCTACACCATCAGGCTTAACGCTAGACGAATTAAAACAAGCATTATTCCAAAACGTTAGATATCGTTTAGGTGACGGCATTATTGATTTAGAGCTAGACCCGCAACACTATGAAGCGGCATATAACTATGCCATCAAAGTATATCGTCAACGGGCACAAAACTCTACAGCAGAATCATACACTCTTTTCACAGTAGAAAAGAATGTAGATACTTATACACTTCCCAGTGAGTTTATTAATGTACGTTCTATCTTTCGTAGAACAGTTGGTCTAGAAACAGGTCCATCAAGTAGTTCATTTGATCCATTTAGTTCAGCTATTCTAAACACTTATTTGTTAAACTATAACTATGCAGGTGGTATGGCAACATATGACTTTTATGCAGGTTACGTTGAACTAGCTGCCAGAATGTTTGGTGGATATGTTATCTATACATTTGATCCGGTTACCAAAGTATTACGTATTGTGCGTGATCCAAAAGGATCCGGAGAACGTATATTGATTTGGGCTGATGTACAAAGAACACAAGAAGTTTTGTTGCAAGATCCAGGTGCCGGTGTATGGATTGGTGATTGGGTATTTGCCGTATTAAAAGGTATTATTGGTGAAGCACGTGAAAAGTTTGCTAGTATCGCAGGTCCAGGAGGCGGCACAAGTTTAAATGGTGCGGCAATGAAGGCTGAATCCAAACAACTTCAACAAGAACTCATTGAAGAACTAAAACGATATGTAGATTACAGTCAGCCATTGACTTGGGTACAAGGTTAACCTAAACAATTTACATTACAACACTCCTGTAGTACAATATGTATTACAGGAGTTACCATATGATTATAGGTGTTACCGGTTTAATTTCGAGCGGCAAGGACACAATTGCCGACTATCTTTGCACATTTCACGGGTTCAAACGTGTTAGTTTTGCGGCAAGTTTAAAAGACGCAGTATCAGCCGTCTTTGGATGGAATAGAGAATACTTGGAAGGTTCAACTAAAACAAGCAGAGCATGGCGAGAACAAAAAGACGAATGGTGGAGTGACCGACTAGGTATGAATATTACCCCAAGATGGGTATTACAATACTGGGGAACAGAAGTATGTCGTAATAACTTCCATAGTGATATTTGGGTAGCAAGTGTAGAGAATAAACTACGTCAAACTGATGAAAACATTGTGATTACAGATTGTCGTTTTGTTAATGAAGTCAATTCAATTAAAAGTGTAGGTGGAATCACTATGCGAGTTAATAGAGGTGAACGTCCAGTTTGGTATAGTGCCGCAGTAGACTATAATAATGAGCCTGAGGGTAGTGAACAAAGATTAAAAGCTATGGTAGAGTTAGGAAACTATAGTGTCCATGCTAGTGAGTATAGTAGTGTTGGATTATTGTATGACCATTATATTGATAATAACGGTTCTATTGATGACTTACATAAGCAAGTTAACTCAGTGGTCAACCTGTAAGTCTCCTCGTTTCCAAGTAACTTCTTTCTTTTTAACTACTTCTACACAGTTAAGACAGATGCTACGCAGATTAGACATTTCTGCGTTATCTAAGTTGCCGTCAATATGAAAGACTGTAATTTGACTAGTAAATAAACTCTTAAAGCCGCATAAATCACAAGCGGCTTTTTTCTTATAACCTTTACTCTTCCATTTAGGAGTGCGAGGTTTAAGTTTGTTTTTCCTTCTACCACATTCGTCACACATACTACGATAATGGGTGACTTCACCACGCTTATAATTAATAGCGCAGAAATTCTTTTCACAGGTAGAACAGATTGGTCTCATAGTCTATTTACTCTATAAACCTTCGAAGGCACGGATAATGGATCTTTTTTGAAGTATTAGATAAATATTAATATGCAATCAGGTGGTAAACCTCAAAATTTTACATAAAGGAAACATAAAATGGCATTAACATCTCCAGGCGTAGAAGTATCAATCATTGACCAAAGTCAATATTTACCAGCGCCCACAAATTCCGTCCCACTAGTGGTTCTTGCTACGGCACAGAATAAAGCTGACGCATCTGGTACAGGTGTAGCGGCGGCAACAACAGCGGCAAACGCAAACAAATTATTCCAAGTTACAAGTCAAAGAGATTTAGTAAACTTGTATGGTACTCCATTCTTCTATACAACGACAAATGGTACACCAATTCAAGGTTATGAACTTAATGAATACGGCTTGTTGGCTGCTTATTCAACATTAGGTGTGACAAATCGTTGTTACGTTCTACGTGCTGATATCGACTTAGCTAGCTTAGTAGGTCAAACAGGTCGCCCAACTGGGAATCCAGCTAGCGGCACATATTGGTTAGATTCTACTACAAGCAGTTGGGGTATCTATGAATTCAATGCTACAACTGGAAAATTTGCATTACAAACTCCTATTGTCATTACTGACAGTGCTGATTTGACTGCCGGTGTTCCAAATAATAGCATTGGTTCAGTGGGTGAGTATGCAGTTAATGCTATACAAATTACTGGTAATCCAGTAAGCACATCAGATAAAACATATTTTTATAAAACAACTACTAATGCTTGGACAAGATTAGGTGGCCCTGTTTGGAGAAATGATACACCGGCAGTACAAGGTACTAATTCACCTACAACCTTGACTGCAGGTGAGTCATTCACAATGAGTGTATCTGGAATTTATTCCGTAACTATTACAGTTCCAGTAGCCCCAAATAATACTGTTGATGGTGTGGCTACTGTAATTAATAATTTAGGTTGGACAGATGTAACTGCAGAAGTTCGTAGTGGTAAATTATGCATCTTCTCCAATCAATTAACAACATTAGGTATTGCTAATTCATACTTAACCTTAACAGAAGTTACTCCTGGTGCATTGGCTGATATGGGTATTGATTCTACTACGTATTACCAACCTCTTCTTGTATACGGTACGTCTGCTCAAATGCCATTATGGTCAAGTAGTCAATCAGAACCTCGTCCAACTGGATCAATTTGGATTAAAGTTGGTGCATCTGGTAATGGTTTAAATCCATCAATGTCAGTATTCAACGGTGCTACACAAACTTGGAATGCTAAGAATGTGGGATTATACGTTAGTGACTGGTCAGCTAGTGCAAGTCTAGATGCAACCGGTGGTCAAGCTATTCCAGCTGGAACTATTTATTCGCAATATAATTATAATGGGTCGGGTGCTACTGCTCCAATTTACTTCTGGGAGCGTATTGCAACAGGACCTACCGTAATCACAGGAGATAATACTTCTCCTACTTTCAACTCTGGTCCATATCGTATGAATGTATTTGTACCTATTGCGGGTACTACAACTTTAAGTAATGCGTATAATATAACAGTTGCAGATAATAGTGATGCGACTGATTTTGTAACAGCATGGTCGGCAGCAGGTATTCCAAATACTACAGCTATAGTAACTACTGATGGTGCAATTCAAATTACGCACACTGAGGGTGGAGAAATTATTATGGATGACACTGTTAATAGTTCATTTGTCTCAACTGGTGTATCTAACGGATTAATTGTTGAGGCTGGATTTACTATTGGTGTAACTACTGGTGTTAAATATGGACCTACAATTCAAGCAACATTTACAGGGGCTCCTAGTACTAGTGCTACTGGTACTGGTGCTACGATTAATGTTGTAACCTCATCTGGTGCTTATGTTTTAGTAGGTGATGGTGTGGCGGCTACTGGATCGGGATATACTATTGGAGATATCATTAGTGTTGACGGTGTAGAATTAGGCGGACAGTCAGGAGTCAACGATTTAGATGTTAAGGTTACTGCTGTGTCTACTGGTGCAGTGACTGCAGTTACATATATTTCAGGTACTCCTCCTATAGCGTTTCAATCACAGTTAAGTAACTGGGTTGAATTTACTTATATTTCAAGTGACAGCGATCCTGTAGTGGCTCCTGCAGATAACACTAACTGGTTCTATAGTGTAGTTGATCAAGTTGATATTATGATTAACTACAATAGTGCTTGGTATGGTTATGGTTTGCGTGATTATGATAGTGATGGATTCCCCTTACCTAGTGGAACAAACGAAACTGATCCAAATGGTCCTATAATTTCTGCAAGTACACCAACTGTTCAAAGTGACGGTACAGCTTTAGTATATGGTGATTTGTGGATTAATACTGGTGATTTAGAAAATTACCCAGTAATTAGTCGTTGGCAATCAGTTAACAGTACTGATCAATGGGTACTAATTGATAACACTGACCAAACAGGTAGTACTGGTGTATTATTTTCTGATGCTCGTTGGGCCACAAACGGTACAACAAGTCCAGTAGATGATCCTATCCCAACAATCGTATCATTGTTAGCTAGCAATTATTTAGATTTAGATGCTCCTGATGCAAGTTTATATCCATCAGGTATGTTATTGTTTAACACACGCCGTTCAGGTTATAATGTAAAGCAGTTCAGAACAAACTATTTCAATGGTACGGATTTCCCTGATGAGTCTTTGCCAACAGAAACAGATGCTTGGGTAACAGTAAGTGGTTTACAAACTAATGGTGCTCCATATATGGGTCGTAAAGCACAACGTGCTATGGTTGTTCAGTCATTAAATGCCGCAGTTGCAACTAATACTGCAATTCGTGATGAAGATAACTTCTTCAACTTGATGGCTACTCCTAACTATCCTGAACTACAACCTGCAATGATTGCGTTGAACGCAGATCGAGGTGAAACTGGTTATATCTTAGGTGATACTCCAATGCGTTTAGCTGATAGTGCTACTGATATTCAAGCTTGGGCTACTAACGAAGCCGGTGCATCTAGTACAGGTGAACAAGGTTTAGTAACACGCAATACATATATGGGTCTATTCTATCCAAGTGGCTTAGCAACAGACTTGTCAGGTAATCAGGTAGCTGTTCCTGCTTCATATATGATGTTGCGTACATTCTTACGTAATGATACTGTAGCTTATCCTTGGTTAGCGGCAGCTGGTACACGCCGTGGTACAATTGACAATGCATTAAGCATTGGTTATGTTGATGGTGCGACCGGTGAGTTTACTCCAATTAAGACACGCTTAGGTATTCGTGATGTATTGTATACCAACTTCATTAATCCATTAGTGTTCTTTACTGGTGTTGGTTTATTGAACTACGGTAACAAGACAAGCTTTAACAGTTCAAGTGCGTTAGATAGAACTAACGTTGCTCGTTTGATTGCTTACATACGTAGACAGTTGACATTGGCAGCAAGACCGTTCGTATTCGAACCTAATGATGCACTAACACGCAATCAAATCTCCGGTGTTGTAGAAACATTGATGGTAGATTTAGTTGCAAAACGCGGTCTATATGATTATATTGTAGTTTGTGACGATAGTAACAATACTCCAGCAAGAATCGATAGAAATGAATTGTGGATTGACGTTGCAGTTGAGCCTGTTAAGGCAGCTGAATTCATCTATATCCCGGTTCGTATATTGAACACAGGCGAGCTCGGTGGACAATAATAAAATTTGATACCCCGAAAGGGGTATCAAATTATAAAGATAAATATTAATAACAGGAGAAAAAAATGGCAATAGCCTCACAATCATTGTTTAACATGACCGTAGCATCTGATAATGCTGGCGGAAATCAGGGCTTGCTAATGCCCAAACTACAGTATAGATTTAGAGTTAACTTTTTAAATTTAGGTACTAGTGCTTCTACAAACGAGTTGACTAAGCAAGTTATTGACGTAACTCGCCCATCAGTTAGTTTTGGTGAAATAAATATACCAATTTATAACTCTACACTATATTTGGCAGGTAGACACGAATGGCAACCTTTGACTATCAATGTTAGAGATGATGCATCTGGTAGTGTTTCAAAATTAGTTGGTCAACAATTACAGAAACAAATGGACTTTGTTGAACAAGCATCAGCCGCTACAGGTCAAGATTATAAGTTCCAAACAAATATTGAAATACTAGATGGTGGTAATGGAACTAATGCACCAATCGTATTAGAAACATGGGAATGTTATGGTTGCTTTTTACAGTCTGCTAATTATAATAACTTAGCATATAGCGCAAATGAAGTAGTAACAATTCAATTATCTATACGTTAT